GTATAATACATGCACCATGGAATTTACCGCATACTGTGATTTAAATTGTTCACCAAGTAAATGCGGAGCAGTACCAACACCCGGGCTTGCCCAACTTGCCTTGTCTGGATTTTCTTTAAAGTATTGAACTAATTCTTTTAGGTTATTGGCAGGGACCGTACCACTGGCTGTTAATACTAGTGGACCGCCACCCAATAAACACACTGGAGTTAATGTTTTCAGAGAGTGTCCTGTATAATCAGGATTTAAGATAGGAAACATATTAATAGTACCGTTATTGCCGATAACTAAAGTCTTGCCATCTGGTGTGGCCGCAGAAGCAGCCGATGTAGCGATAGAACCACTGGCACCGGGACGATTCTCTACAACCACTTGTTCATTTAGCTTTTTAGCAAGTTCTGTTCCTGCCAGCCTTGCTAAATTATCAACTAGACCTCCGGGCGGTACTGGTACCAATAGTTTAACGGGCTCTGCACTTACACTGAGCAAGGGAGCGATAAGACTTGCAGAAATTAATAATTTCTTAATTGTATTTTTCATTTTTTCTTTCATTGGTTAATAAAATTGCTTTTATATCCTAATAGATATTTTTTAAAGCAGGCGTTAAATCCAGTCTTAGTGGGATTTAAATATCGTGGGTCTATGGACGAATAAAATAACTTAAAATCGCTTTCTATCATCTGTGTGACCCTGGAATTGTTGTGCATAGCAGGTACCCAACTGGCATATGCAGGTAAAAACGTTTGTACGGCATCGAACTTATGTACCTGAAATAAGCTGTCATTATGTGTGCTGGGGTATATAAAAGGAGTTATACCTCGTTGATAAACCGTTGCAGGTGAATACCGATTTATTGCGTTCACGTCGTTAATTTTTAAATTAGCTATAATATCATCCGATGATCGTGCACTGGGTTGAGACTGTGCGATAGTTCTTTGATCCAGGCAGGCTTTGTATATGTGTGTATTTTCTGGTTTCAATAATTCTCTTGCGACTACATGACCCTGCTTGACCAATAATTCTGGCATGTCCGCACTCCAGTAAAATAATACACGATCTACATTATCGTATACCGTCTTAAATGGATACTTTGGCAGATAAACGGGAACATCAACAAGTAACAATCCAACTCTATTGTCATCTGCGAACGCAACTATTGGTTTATCAGTACCCCAGACTGCGGCAATCTTAACACCCTGTTCGGCCATGTCAACTAAACGCGGAACAGTGTCTAATTTTCCGTATCTATAGCTAGGCATGTCAACCATGCCGCCTTCGGACTCGAATATCCATTCGTCTGATTTTGTAGTAATCATACTATCGAAAATGTCGATTACTGTTATCCTAGTTTCTGGTTTACGCACTGATACTTCGTGAAGGATAGGATATTGTGCATACTTTGTTTCTGACATCAAGTTAAGTGGGCTAGGATTTTTTTCGTCCCAGTCCCAGTTATTAAGTCCAGATTCTGGGATCATAGCAACAACTTCGTCGACATGAATGTCATTGTTCATAAATGTTCTAATAACATTGTTGCTGTCAGCCCCGCCGCTACAAAATACTATGACATAATCATACTGCTCTCTAATTTGTTGTGCTCTTAGTTTGTATAATTGATCCAGGCTAAGTGTTGGTTCTGTTTGCCAGTCAACGTTGTTGAATACGTTATCATGGAAATTCCAAGCTACTTCTGCTCCTGTTTTTTGTGCTTCCAATACTGCGGCTACTTTGTTGGTACCAAAGCTAATATTGTTAACTGTATAATAACCCAGTTCTGTTTTTGTCATGCGTATATTTAAAGCAGGTATTCTTTATCTTGAAGTGGTTTACTTAACTGACCATAAGTTTATATCGCCGGAATATAAACTAAATTCAAAAGCATCCATTTCATTGAACAGTATGAGTTGGCGTTTGCTAAGATAATATGGCCATGTCATGCGATCGTCTAGCATCAACAATGTCCTGTTTAATATTATATATTTTTCAGGTAGCTTTATGGTATATGTTTTCCATATAGTTCTAGCTACTTCTAAGCCAGCGCCGGTAAACCTAGTGCCCTTGGAATTTTTATATATTTGAAAGAACTCAACAGGTCGCTGTACATGAGCACGTATTGTTTCAAGTACTTGTTCGCTGATTTTATTTTTTAGTGAGTTCATGCTCCTGAACTACTTTGCCCTGTGATAACTCTACAACTGTGAAATCTTGACATTTAAATAGCTTGTTTAGTTTTTCCATTAAATTAAATGCATGACCGCTGTTGCTAAATGATACTTTTTTATACTTTGGACCAGGATAGTCCTGCAGACTATTTAGAAACGTGCGAAGATTAAATGGCTTGCCCTTATAGAATACAGCATAAATTGCTTCTGCTTCTAATATTTCCTCGCTTCTATACGTACTTGGATCCGTATATGTTAGTAAAATTGTTGGTTTAGGTCTTGCCATCTATGTTTAATCTCCTGATATATTTATCAGAATTCAGATTAAACATATATTTAATTTAACTTTTGCCTGTAAAATAACCGCCGGTTAATGCTGTTATCGTGGGCTTTTCTCTGGGCTGATCTAGCTGTTCTACTCTATCTACAAGTATTTTTGTAATTTCACTGAGTAATTCAACTGCAACCGTGCGTTCCAGTTTGATTTCTCTAGTGCCTACTCTATTAGCTTGAGCGACTAATTCACCGAACTCTTTGATGCGTTTATACATCGTCGGCGTCCATGATTACAACGCCTTCTTTTTGTTGTTGTAAAATAACTTTAAGATCCATTTTTGTCTTATATGGGCCAAGATGAGTGTTATTTTCCAGCGTACTCAAACGTGGACACAATACAGTTACCCAACCATTTTTAAATTTAAGTCCATACCAACCTGCGGCATGAATACTTTTACTGTGCGCTTTTTTAGTAAAGCAGGGGTAGCCCTTGATTTCTTGTACGTTAAAAACTTCTTCTTGATCAGTGGGATTACCCATAACTTCGAGATGCCCGCCCTGTGTGAAATCACGTAGTATGAACTCGATGCCCATTTTCTTAAGATCTGTTTCATTTTGAGCGACTAATTCTTTCTTTTTAAGATTGATTATATAGTTGTCATCTTTAAAGTTCATCATACCAACACGTTTGGCATTTTCTTCTAAGATCCAAAATTTATTCTTAATAACGCTTTTTGCTAAAATCATTTGTATGTTGCTCCTAAGTAGTCACTGTGTTCAGTCATTCTGTCTGCTACATTAACAAGGTCCCATTTGCCACAAAATTTAACAAAATGTAGCCCCACTTGTTTGACAGGATCTTTATTAACAGAACTTTTTATGGTCTCATCTAATGCTAGTTTAATGTCTTCGGGTTGCTGTGTCAAATCAATGAGAGTCTTATTGAACTCATACTTGTCACGCACTCTATGCTCGACACCGTCGTGGTCAACCCAGCGCTGAAGCATCATATTGTTCCAATTATAGCCCTTGGTTTCTCGGTCAGCAAAGGCTTCACGGAGACCAACCTTATTCTTTGTGCCTTTTTCACGTACTCCCGGAAAAGCACTGAAGACGTTGTCTGTGGGATCTCCACGCATGCACTTTTCAAAAAGTATCCACCGTGGGTCTTCAACTTTCTTTGGCTCTTTAGTTTTTTTGTCAACAATGGGGCGACCTTTTTCATCAAAGATGCCTTCCAGTGTGATAAGTTGTTTTGTGATACCATTAAATTGTTTGACATTTGGCGCAAGTAACTGATAAAAGTCACTGTCACTGCTGACGATAATATGATCGTCTTCGGGATGTGTTTGAATCCAACGCGCAATGAAGTCATCTGCTTCACAGCGTTCGTGTTGTAGTGAGCTACAGTTAGACTTAGTCATAATAAAGTCTTTGATAGCATCAAAGCCTTCAAAAAATGCTTTGTCTTCTGCGGCTTCTTTGGGAGTTAACGCGGCGCGGGCGACTGCACGATTTGCCTTGTATCCAGTATAGAAGTCCTTGCGCCAGCTACGGCCTTCGAAGCAGGCTACCACGTGAGTGCCCTTAAAGTCTCGCCATACTTTATTGATGCTGTTAAACATAATATGCATGGCCATGCCTACTTTTGTTTCAATGTCAGCACCCTGCACTACATGTCTTGCTCGAAAGAACATGTTCAGTGTGTCTACTAAGATGTATGTATGTTTAGCCATTTAGATAATGTTTTACAATTTGTTCGTTGATACGCTCGCTGAATTCTCTGTTAAAAGTATGTGCAAGCTCCATGAATTCGACGTATTCTGTTACTGGTACAGCGATTTCATGCTTCTTATCATCTTTGATCCAAGATATTAAGACATGCTTTTCATCTAACCACTTAATAGAAAAAGTCCAGTTACTCATATTAGCTAGTATACTGGACTTGGGATTATTTGTCAACCTTTTTACGCCGTTTTGGTAATATATCGGCGTCGGCTACGAATTTAGCATCTTCGTCCATTTGAGCACCTATGTTTTTACACAAATCTGTGAACCATTTGTCTACAACTTCCTCGTCAGTTTTACCGGTGTATTCGTGATCTCTGAGAAATTTAATAAAAGCGGCGTTCCATTCCAGTTCCATGAAACCCTGGTTGGGATTACCTTCATCAAAGTTAGTATTAACAACGTTGACCCAGGGTTCTTTTCCTTCTTTGCCACTGGGTTCTTTTTTATTAAATAAATTTTTAATTATATCAAACATTTCAAATATTCCGTCTATGTACATCAGAACAAATCAATCTTTTCCCAGGGAAGGTCTGGTTTACCAAAATGCCCGTAGTTTGTTGTGCCACTATAGATAGGACGGAACAAGTCAAAGCGTTCGATAATACCCCCGGGTGTTAAATCAACGACCTTAGGTATAAGCAAGGTTAAGTCTCTAGCCAATGCCCGATCTTCACATTCAACATAGAAGCTCATGGGATCTTTTAATCCAATGGCATAACTAATCTGACAAGTAGCCCAGTTTGCTCTACCACTGGCTACGATGTTTTTGGCGATGTAGCGCATCATGTAGGCAGCACTTCTATCCACTTTAGTAGGATCCTTACCACTGAACGCGCCCCCACCATGTGGGCTATAACCGCCATAAGTATCAACAATAATTTTACGACCAGTAAGACCGGTGTCACCATCAGGACCACCAATGACAAATCTACCAGTTGGGTTAATAAAGAATTCTGTTTTTTCATCTACGTATTTGACCGGTAATACTTCTCGAATAATTCTTTCAACAAATGTTCTAACAAATTCAATATCTGCACTTTCACTGTGTTGAGTGCTACAAACAACTTTAGCAATGCGAAGCGGAGTACCGTCATCATTGTATTCGAATGTTACTTGACTTTTTGCATCAGGACCTAATATTGTTGAACCGTGTTTACGTACTTTGGTTAATTCTTCTACAATACGATGGCTCCAGTAAATTGCACTGGGCATGTATGTATCAGTTTCATTGCAGGCATAGCCAAACATCAAACCTTGATCTCCGGCACCAAAGTTATCAGTACCTAGTGCAATATCAGCACTTTGCGCATGTAATTCGTTGTAGATTTTAACTGTACGCCAATCAAAGCCAGGTTGCTCGTAGCCAATATCTTTGATTACTTTGCGAATAGTTGAATCAACTTCTTCTTTGTGTAAAACGCCTTTATACTCACCGGCAACAGTGACCATATTAGTTGTGACCAATGTTTCGCAGGCGCATCGCAAAGATTTATCTTCTTTGGCCATAACTAAATCTAAAACTGCATCACTGATTGCATCTGCGACTTTATCTGGATGCCCTTCACTAACTGACTCTGATGTAAATAAATAACTCATTTTTTTCCTTCTAATTCTTTAATTGTATTTTTAATAGCTTCTGCAAAGTTTAATGCACTTTGCTTATTCAACAACATATGATGCTCTTGCTTGTGTACACCTTTAACCAAGATATCATACACTGCTCGGATACGTGCAGGCCAATCTTCCCAGAAGTTGCGAGTCCATGTCGTGACATAAAAGCTGACTTCAACATCTGGAATATCTCGATCACGTTGAACTTCGATCCACATCTTAACAGCATGATCATCTGACGAGCAATCACATTCTACGTTGAAGGCTCGAGCATCGCCCCAGTCTTTTTCTATGCTAATACCTTGTGCAGGTGTTTGTGCTTTCATATTTACTTGCCCCATCCATTACTCCAAATATCTACGTGTAAACGTGGACTATATCTATAGCCTCGTTCTAATGCGATATCTGCAATGTGTCTGCTGTTAGCAAAGTAAGCGGCGTCTGTGCCGCCTACTGGCATAACAAATACCGGACCTTTAAATCCTGCTTCTCTGTATTCTGCTGTGGCAGCATCCACTTCTTCGAAGTCTTTTAATTTATCAACAACAAACTTCAAGTAAGTAAAGCCACGAGTCTGATATTCTACAACTACTTCAGGACAAATTGCATCCTTCCAGGCTTCTCCGCTGGCACTTAGTTTAGGACTAACACTAAATGTAATTTGATCTTTGCGTAGATGATAGTCATTCATTAAGAAACGCTTAAAGTCATCATGCAAGTGCTGAGTGCCGTTTGTCTCAAAGGTTAAGTTTTCAAGATCGCGCATCTTATTTTCACTAAGCAAATCTGGGTATAATTGTTGCCAGCCCAATAAAGGCTCACCACCTGTAATAACAAGATGTACGTCATTGCCGTTGTCTTGTTTCCAAGCATGATTGGGAGTTAGCTTTAGCATTTCTTCAATGGCTTCATCGATGCTATAGTAAGGACTTAAATGTTTAAATGCAGGATGCCAGCTTGCATAACTATCACAGCCTGTTTGTGCTAAGGGCAAGTCCATAAAGGATTTATATAAATGAACTTTTACACCTATGTCGTCAGGTTCCGTAGTCTTTTGTCCTTGGGGCAAGCCAAAGCCAGGACATCGGAAATTACAACCAAATGTGCGAAAGAACACGCTGGGCACACCAATAAAGCGACCCTCCCCCTGTGCGCTGTAAAAAATTTCACTTACTTTAATTTTGTCCATATCTTATTCCTGCGTTAGAGCTTTTTAGTTTACTTCCGTATTTTAACTTCAATAGACACTCCATGTCAACTGTAATGTTGCCTTCTATGGCATACCATTCTGATTCTTCTGGTGCAGTCCAAGTGTCGTAAAGACGTCGAACGCGACAATCTGGAAAATTGTCTTCCAACCAATACTCTAATTGCTTGTATTCCCAAAAGTTAAGAAATATTAACTGCTGGTTTTTAACTCCAGGCATTTATTTTACTTTTTTAACTCGCTTTGGTTTAGTTTCCGCTATGGCAGGAATGTTGCTTTCTGCTCTTAGAATAGCAAGCCTAACGTCACGCAACAACGCTTCGTCGTCCCATACCAATGTAGTGCGACCTTCTGCATCAGTAGTCACTGTTAGGTGACTGCCTTTAACCACACTGCTCTGATCTTGTGGTTTAGTTTTCTTCTTTTCTTTGGGTAGTACAACTTTTGCACCACCAATAGTGCCCGGCATCTCTGTTGTGATGCTGTTTGATTTAGGTTTTCTTGTTGCCATTATCTTTTCCTTTAAGTTCGTTGATAAGCCAATTATGCGCCGCATCTTGTATATATGGATATTTAGATACTAGTTCCTGATCTTTACTCATATCCATGATTAACTGCTTCATTGTTTGAATAACAGTTATCCAATCTTCACTGGTGATAGTCCCAGCCTGAGTCGTAATATTTCCATCCATATGAAACGTAATGGCAGGTTCAGGATTACCAATTTGAATAGCATTGTGGGCCATCTGAGGAGCCATCCAACTGCTACCGTTAATGCCACTGGTAGTTAGTATCTGCCCGCTGTGGCCTGAAGGTACAGCACCATAACCTGGCTTAGAGGTAGCCATTGTGTTCCTCTGCTCGCCAAAGACTAATACCCTGAGTTATGTCTTTTGCTTTGTTTCTTTCAACATACGAAATCCTAACATCAACGTTTAAGTCTTGTAGATCTTTCATAGCTGTGTTGACTTGTTCAACCAGTGATTTTAATTCATCTACTTTGGATACTATTACTGGATCTTTCATCGTGGTGCAAACTCTTGCTGTAATTTAATATTGTCAAAGAATTCTTTCTTTGCACCAGGATCGTTTTTAAAGAAACCTGTAAGCACCGTAGTCTGTGTGAGGCTACTATGTGCCATAATGCCACGATTCTCACAGCATCCATGTACCGCTTGAATATAAACGGCTACATTTTCTGAGTTGGTGGCTTTTTGTATTTCCCTAGCAATGTCATTACAAAGTTCCTCCTGGAGAGTACCTCGTCTTGCACACCACTGGGCGATACGGGTGTACTTGCTGAGTCCGATAAGTTTCTCAGCGGCAATAATGCCAATATAAGCAACGCCACTAACGGGTTGGTGATGATGGCTACACATACTGCGAAGCTCACTGCGAACAACCAACATACCTTCGTAGCGGTCCTGCGAGTCGTTGGGAAATGCTGTTGCGTCTGGTGCTGGTTCATAACGTCCTGCCATAATTTCATTGTAGTACATCTTAGCAAGTCGTCTTGCAGTACCTTTACTGTTAGGATCGTTTTCACGATCGATCAGCAATGCATCTAATACGCTTTCAAACGCCGTTGTTGCTTCATTGATTAGTTGATCCTTTTCAACATCACTGATGTATTCGCTGATGTTGTCGCCTGCCCAAAATCGTTTATTGTCTTGGCGCAGCCTGTTGCGGATTATCTGACTAAGAGGTCTACCGTCTTCTTCTCTATAATGTAATACTGTCATTGTTTTCCTATGTTAAGGCAGAGGGTGTTGCCGTATGTATTAAGTATACACTATTATTTAGGTTCGGTCAAGCGAATTTCTGCGTTTTTGTTTACGGCAGTGGCCAAAACAGATAAATTTTCACCTAAATGTTCAGCATATTTTAATAGTGCACTTGTATCTTTGGGAAAGCACATGCCCCCAAAACCATAAGCACCGTCTGGACCCGGTACTTGTAGATGACTGTGGCCAATTCTGTTATCTTGTCTAATAGCACTGGCTACTTTTTGCCAGTTCATGCCACTGCTTTTTGCAATTCTTTCCATTTCATTCATAAAAATTACTTTTGTTGCTAGAAATGAATTTATAGTATATTTCGCCAAGCTGGCTTCTCCGATACTACAATGAACAACACTGTGTATACCAGGCTGGCTTATTTTGATGACTCGCTCTGCTTCATTACGATAAGCTGTGGTAGATCCACCTATTATAGAAAAAGTGCCATGCAGATAATCGTCAAAAGCATTAGCGGCTGTTAAGAATTCTGGCGCATGAATTAAATTTGGATACATTTGTTGCAAATGTTGATACATGTTGGGTGGTGCAGTTACCTTGCTGATAATCACTCCCGTAAAAAGAACGGTACCAAGTACATACAAAACAGTTTCCAATATACCGGTATCAGCAGATCCGTCTTTGTTTTGTGGGCTGGGTACACAGACAAAGACGGCATCAAAATCCTTGATATCTTTATAACTGGCATTCCATCCTTTGGCTGGGTCTATGGCCAGCAATTCTACATCTTCATTATCAACCAGTGAATTATGAATGGCTCCGCCGACGAACCCCATGCCAATAACTGCTATTTTTGTTTTCATTTTTTTCTTTCCGATTCTGCTACACGTTTGCGTAGACTGCTACTACTAAAGGAATGATCTCTGCCATTATATACTATTTCAATGCCTCGATCCTTGCAGATTTGTTTACCTGTAAATTCCTTGTCTGCATACTCTACTCCCAATATTCTAACATCAATGGGAAGAATTAGCAATAGGTCTTCTAAGTCTTTTTCTGTTTGATATATAACAACTTCGTCAACGTTTCTATTAGTGCTTACCTGTATCTGCCTCTCTACTATGCTTTGTATGGGAGGATTTTTACTGTCTGGTCTATCTATAGTTGGGTCTGTTTGTATGGCGGCAATTAAGTAATCACAGTGATTCTTTGCTTCAGCCAACATAGCTACATGGCCAGCATGAAATAAATCAAAGGTACTAAAGGTTATACCAACCTTTAATCCGTCTTCTTTTAATTTTTTAATCTTATTAAATATCATGGTCCTGCTTGTACTTGATCTTCTTCATGTTGCGGTCCAGATTCCACTAAAGCCTTGATCAATTCCATGTGCTTATATGCTTCATCTAGTGCTGGGTATTTACCGCGCAGTTCCTTGATCTTGACTTGCTCTCGTTTTTGGTCTTCTATCCAGGTATGCATGGCCCATATGTCGGGTCCACTAGTAGACATTTCAACAGTATTATCGATTCGATGCCATGCAGTACCGGTGCTGACTTCTAGGCACTTAGTGTTACCATTCCATTGAACAGCTCCGGTGACACTGGGCTGATTGAAGCTACGGTCAATTTGATACATGTGTGGTGAGCTGCCTGTAAATTGTATTTTAATCATTGCTGTATATTTCCTTTGTTAATTCATCTAAACTTCGATTTATTTCGTTTCTATAAGGTAGACCATTATATTTTTTACTAAAATGATCTTCTAGTTCGTTGACAATATGGTCAACAAATTCAAAGCCTGTGGCTTTTTTTCTTGCAATCATATCTGGATACACTTCTTTAAATCCCTGTAACTTTGTGGAATTAATACCCAGTTTACCATTATACCTATCTTTGATTAGATTTTGAAACCAGTTAAGTCTAGTATATGATAGCACAAGACCCGGCGTCCATTTCCACCACTGATAAATTGCAGGTCTATTATGTAATAGATTGTATTTGTCACAGCCTATATCGTGTTCAAAGTCCTGCGCCAGCCAGATGCCCGGTTCTGAATAATCTTCGTTGGATCGATACCAGCGAACATCACTGTGCCCTACGATTATTAATCCATCTGCACAGTCTGTGAACTTGATATGCGGAAGCATTCTTGGTCTATCAACTTGTGCTTGCTCTGAAATTAGTTCTGCATCATTGCGGTAAAATCGTTCTAATTCAAAGTCAATTAGATTATATTTTACACCCAGTATATTACACACTGTAATAGCATAGCTTACGTCATATATATTGTAGTCTTTTTCATAGCGAACAATATAAACTTCAGGGTTAGCACCTATATCTAAATATGCTCTAAGTATAAGTTCACTGTCTGCTCCACCACTGAAAAACACACAGGGCTTTAATCCAGGATAATGATCCAGCGTACTCGCTGCCGCTTTTTCTAGTTCTTCCTTGAAGCCACTGATCTTACCTGTGAACCCACATGTATAGCTGGTGTTAAATGGTAATTTTCCTGTTTGTCTACCAAACACGGGATCTGAACCATAATTCCATTTGTACCAATTATTTTCGCTGGTCCACATGTTCGTAAGTTCCAAATAACCAGTCCCAGATAGAAAAGAATAGTCCATAATTCTTACTGGCTTGTCTGTGATGTATTAGATGCCACTGTCCCGAAGTAAACACTGGTATATCTATATTTTTATTATGCTCTAAGGTTTCCTGAAAGCATGCCGCCCATATATAATATAACACACTGATCCACCATTGCCCTGTTATCCAACTAAAGATTAGAGTAGGGATTACTTCGGTAACATATAAGTCTAGTGTACTGGTCCAAGTATCGTTGAATAAAAATAGATTATTCCAGCGCCAGCCAGAATTTCCATGTTTAACTATAAACACATGATGATCCCAGTGCCATTCTCTGACGTAGGGCATATTATGTGCGATGCGATGTACCCAATATAGTACAAAAGTCCAGACAAAGAAATATACAATAAACATTATATGTTATTTAACAAGTCACCGGCACTGAAAAAATTCACAGTAAGGTTGGTGGCTTGGTCTTTAAGTTGTCGCAAACGAGTAGAATAATAATCCATGTGCGTTATAATGGCGCGACATAAGTCTGGACGATAAACATTATAAGAGTCCCAAGACTCTGTCCATTTGCTTTCATATTTGAAAATGTCAAAATACATTTCACTGTAGCTTAGTCTATTCGGTACCATGGGTATAGCATCTACCAATGCGCCTTCATAACAACCTATACCCAGTGTTTCTTGCAAGCTACAGCTGAAAACCATTTTAGCCTGACCCAGTAGAGTATGGTACTGTTTCTTAGTAAGCTGTTCATCTTGACATACTACAAATTCGTATTGAGGTAAATGAGTTTTTAGATCACGAAAGATTTCAACTTGTTTTTCAGGAGCAATACGATGCGGGAACAGGATTAAATCTCTTTTATTTAGATTTTTAAACGGCTTCAAGGTATCCGCCATATATTCCATGGGCCAGCCCGTGCGTATAACTTTGTCGTCATCTAGCTCAACATTCTCGTCATGGAACAGATTGTTTGAGAACAGGTTTATGTGAAAATCTGTGGCACAGTAATTGTGATCAAATGCGGGGA